GAAATGCGGTGCACCTGAAGGTGACGGCCGATCCCGGCACTCGCCAAGAAATTGCTGAATACTTTTCATTTAAACCAAGTGGCTATCAATTTTCTCCGGCGTACAAGAATAGAGTGTGGGATGGTACCATTCGTTTGTATCAGCCGATGCGCCCAGTACTTTATGTTGGTTTGTTTCCAAGACTGAAAAAGTTTTGCGAAGATCGTGGTTATGAGTTAAATGCACCAGCACATCTAATGCATGGAGAGGAGATTCCTGATGACTACGGTTATGAATTGGCTAAAGAGATTGGTTGTAAGTTTGAACCACGGGATTACCAAAACCAATACGTTGTTGATGCAATCCGGGATTCAAGATCATTGTCCTTGTCTCCTACTAGTTCTGGCAAATCGTTAATCATCTATCTGATACAACAACACTATTGGAGAGTTTATGAGCACAGAACACTTATCATCGTCCCAACAATCTCACTGGTTCATCAGATGGCTGGAGACTTTAGGGACTATGGATGCGAGGACGACATATACACGATTCAGGGCGGTGTAGATAAGAATACAGATGCTCCAATCGTTATCTCAACTTGGCAGTCACTTATCAAACAACCAAAGGATTGGTTCTCTCAGTTTGGTGTTGTACTTGGCGACGAAGCTCATTTGTTCCAGGCCAAAAGCCTTCAAAAAATTATGGAAGGTTTAGATCAGTGTTACTATCGACATGGCTTTACTGGTACTTTAAAATCAGAAGAAAGCAAGACACATCGGCTGGTACTAGAAGGTTGCTTTGGCGGCGTAAGAAGGCACGTGACGACTAAAGACTTGATGGATTCAGGTACTGTTGCAGACTTTAACGTTAAAGCAATCGTATTGTCACATCAACAGGATGTAAGAAAAAGCTTTAAGAAAGCGATTGGTCAGATACAGGTAGCAAGTAAAAAGTATCCTGCTGAAAGAGAATTCATTGTCAACAATCACAAGCGAAACATTTTTATTCGAAATTTGCTTTGGTCTCTCAAAGATCAGAACAATTTGGTTTTGTTTGATTTGGTTGAAAAGCATGGCAAGATCCTAGAGCCGATGCTAAAGAAAGATGATCGCCAACTCCATTTTATATATGGTGCTACAAAAGGCGACGAGAGAGAACGTATCAGACATCTCGTTGAGAATGATCCCATCAAACAACATGATATCCTTGCATCATATGGTGTTTTCTCAACGGGTGTAAATTTAAAAAAACTTGATAACGTAATCTTCGCTTCTGGTTCTAAATCTGAAATCAAAGTATTGCAATCAATTGGTCGTGCCCTTCGAAAGGGCAACGACGCCGATAAGGCGACTCTGTATGATATTGCTGACGATCTTTCGGTGGGGACTTACCAGAACTATACTCTCCAGCATTTCCGGAAACGGATTGAGATCTACGGTCAGGAACAGTTTGCTGTCAAGATATACACAGTAGAAATCTAATATTGGTTTGTAACTGATAAATCAGATTATACCAGGCTTTGATAGTGATGTCAACAGTTTTTTTCACAATATATTAACTTTTTACAGTTGACATTTCAGTCAATATGTACTATATTATATCTAAGTAACATTAGGAGGCGCAAAGAAATGCTATGGCTAAAAGAGCAACCCGCAATTACGTAAACAACAAAGATCTTCTTGAAGCACTCATCAAGTACAAAGAAGAGTGTAGAGAAGCAGAGGATGCAGGAGATCCGTTGCCACGAGTACCAGACTACATTGGAAAGTGTATCTATCAGATCGCTACTCGGCTTGCAACAAAACCAAACTTCTCTGGATATTCTTATAAAGAAGATATGATTTCAGATGGAATTGAGAACTGCCTACTTTATATCGGTAACTTCAATCCTGAGAAATCTCAGAATCCATTCGCTTACTTCACTCAAATTATTTGGTACGCGTTCCTGCGTCGTATTCAAAAAGAAAAGAAGCAGATGTACATTCGATTTAAGTCATCTCAGAACATGTTATCAACAGGTGATACTTATTCTGGAGGTGAAGAGGTTAATTTGAATCTTACAACAAGTGCAGATTATATGAATACATTTATTGAAGATTTTGAAGATAAGCTGAAGAAAGATAAGGAAAAGAAAAAGTGAAGATAGCAATCGTAACAGATATGCATATCGGAGTCCGTGGTGATTCCAAAGTTTTTGCAGATCATCAAGAGAAGTTCTTCTTAGAATGTTTCTTTCCATATCTTGACGAGCATGGGATTGATACTGTATTTGATTTAGGCGATACATTCGATCGTCGTAAGTTCATCAACTATGTATCACTTAAGCGTGGTAAAGAGTTCTTCTTTGATCAGCTTGCAAAACGAAACATTGAGTATCATGCTCTGGTTGGAAATCATACGACATACTACACTAATACGAATGAAGTGAATAGTATGGATCTTCTTCTAAAAGAGTATGACAACTTTCACATCTATCAGCACGAAACAAAAGAGTTGACATTTGGATCAACTAAGTTTATAATGGTACCGTGGATTACAAAAGACAATAATCAGCATTGCTTTGATAGCATCAAGAACTCAGATGCTCATGTCCTTGCTGGTCACCTCGAGCTTAAAGGCTTTGAGATGATGAAAGGTCAAGTTTGTACTCACGGTATGGATAAAGATCTGTTTAGTCATTACGAGCAGGTTTGGTCTGGTCATTTCCATCATCCTTCTAAGTATGGTAACATCGAGTACCTTGGTGCACCCTACGAGATGACTTGGTCAGACTATCAGGGAAAGCGTGGCTTCCATGTTTTTGATACAGAAACAAGAGAGCTTACTCGAATTGATAATCCATTCCAGATATTCCACAAAATTGAATACGATGATAGTGATATGACAATTGAAGATATTGCTCATCTTGATACCACAAATATCAAAGATGCGTATATCAAAGTGATTGTAAAGAACAGAACAAATCCCTACATTCACGATTTGTTTATCAACAAACTTACAGATGCTGGTGCCACTGATGTAAAATCAATCGAAGACACCTTGAATATTGAAAGTGAGGGAATGGATGAAATCCTTGATGAAACCCAAGATACGAAGGACATACTTCATGCCTTTATCGATTCTATGGAAACAAAAGTAGATAAAGTGAGTGTAAAAAGAGTTATTGATGATTTATATATTGAGGCACAAAGTATTGCATGAAGATATTATTTAAGGAATTGCGTTATAAGAATATTCTATCTACGGGAAATTCTTTTACAACAATTCATTTAAACAAAAAGACAAACACTCTAGTGAGTGGTACGAATGGCGCAGGCAAATCTACAATGCTTGACGCCATTGTATTTTCTTTATATGGTAAACCTTTCCGTAAGATTAATAAGCCACAGCTTATCAACTCTATCAATCAAAAAGAATTACTTGTTGAGATTGATTTTGTAATTGGCCAAGCTCAGTATATGGTACGCCGCGGTATCAGACCAAACTTGTTTGAAATCTTTAAGAATGGTGAGCTTATCAATCAAGATGCTGCAGCTCGTGACTATCAAACATATCTTGAGAAAAACATTTTAAGATTAAATTATAAGTCATTTACTCAGATCGTTGTACTTGGTAGCGCTACATATGTACCATTTATGGAATTGCCAGCACATGGCAGACGAGAAGTTATTGAAGATCTTCTTGATATTCAAGTCTTTAGTACAATGAATACTCTTCTCAAAGAACGTTTGATCGAGAACAAAGAACAGATCTCTGAAAACAACTATCAAAAGAATCTTACAGAGTCTAAGATTGAATCTGCTGAAGCTCATAATGCTTCTATTCGTCAGATTCGTCAAGATGAAGTTGACAAGATCAAGGAGAAAATGAATGAGCATATATCTAAGATCGAAACAGAGAAAGCAGAAATTGAAAGCACTCAAGAAGCTATCGAAGAGCTTATCAAAACAATCACAGATAAATCAGACGTCAAGTCAAAAATCGACAAAGCTCGAAACCTAAATCAAGAATTGAGTTCTAATCTTCGTAATTATATGAAAGAGCTCGCCTTCTATCATGATAACGATAGTTGTCCTACATGTAAACAAGGTATTGCTCACGATTTTAAATCAAGTGTTGTTACCGAGAAAAGTAAAAAGGTTGAAGAACTAGAAGCTGGAATATTAGAATTATCTAATAAGGTAAATGAATATGAAAACCGTATCAATGAAATATCTTCGATTGAGGATAAAACTGCATCTCTTAGCTTGCAAATTAGTGAGC